CGCCAACTAGCGTTATTACCTGTTATTGTATATGTCAAAGTCTTACCGTAAGTATTAGATAAAGTACCAGTAGGGGTAGCTGTTGCACTAGAAGGGTCACCATCTGAAGCTTCTGTAGATAAACTTACCCAAGATTGAGAAACTGAAGTACCACTAGCCATTGCCTTATTAAAGGTAATCGTAATTGGGCCTGCCCAAGTTACCGTAGCATTATCAGAATTAAGAGTCCCTAAATTGGTATCATAATTGTCTGGACTTGTATCTGTTATTGCAAGAGAAGTACTAGATCTAGGTTCCAAAACCTTTACTACGGGTGAATCAGCAACTTCTACTTCTGCTTGAGTCTCAGTTATTGTATCTTCAGGAGCTTCATAAACATCTTCACCGGTAGTAAAATACCATGTAGCTGATGTAGCTAAATTTTCACTTGATGAATTTTTTACACAAGTTGTAGATTGGTTTGCACCAACTACTACCATATTATAAACAGTATTCTTATCGAATACAACATCTGGGGTTACAGTAACCTTATAAGTAGTAGAATCATAACTAATAGTTTTATCTAACAGTGTATAGTCAGAAGTCCTATACAACAAAAGAGTATTGTCATTCAAGGTACTTGATGTCATCGGCTGATCAAAAGTAATATAGATCAGTTGATTCAAGTACACGTTTGTTGCATTTACAGCAGGTATTCTAGCAGAAATGACAGGTGCAGACATTTTGCTCCTTATTCAGTTTTATCTTCTTTATTCCCTTTTACAAAATTTATTTCTACTTTCTCCTGTTCTTCATCCACAACTGGAGTAACACCTGCCATACCAGATAAATATCTTTCCAGAACTAGTGTAACAGATTTTCTATTTTTATCTTTTTTCTCCAGTTCTAGAAGCTTTTCAAACTTTACCATCTTATCTTGGTTCTTAACTGTAGTATCTTCATATAATTGTTTTAAGAATTCATTTACTTTATTCCTGCCGCTTTCTAACGCATCTCCTAGATTTTCATTGTTGGGTATAGCTTGTTTCTTTTCTTTAGGATAACCTAATTTAATATCACCAACAAGTACTGACTGTTCTATCTGCCTCATTGTCTGATCTGATGTGTTTTCAGGGATAATAGTAGTCTCTTCTTCACCCCTTCTTAAATTTACCCCAATATTATTCAGAAAAAAGAACGAAGAATAAGCCAAACTAATTCTATCACCTTTTTTTACAAGTGCCATTTATTCCTCCTTAATGCATCCGGGGGGACGGGAAATCCGTCCCACCCAGATTATAAAATATATAACTATACTCCTACGACTCCATTTTGATTAATGGCTGGTAGACCGCCACCCTGAGCATCCCAGGTAAGAAGATCGTCAAGAGCGTACGCTTTAGTAATATTAACCGCTTTAGCTATTGCTATTGCGTTTCCTTCGTTCAAAATACCAAGACCATATCTTTCCCTAAACTTAATAGCCCTAATATCCCTATTAGGATCATCCCACTCTTCGTTAGTCACATCTTCATCAACCACTATAATACCGAGTTCATTACTATCGGCCATTATAATGTTTGTATACGCAGATGTACCAGCGACCGCTGTCGTATAAGAACCAGCAAACGGGCTAACAATGATCCTGAGAGGCGCCGGAAAGAGATTTGGAACATTAGTATACGTAGTGCTTGCATACTGTGCTCCAGCTGTCGGGCCAACATTAATTCCACCCGAATACCAGCTTTTCGCGAGACCAGGCTGACCCTGCATAGGCGCAAACATAGGACCACCATTTGCAAAACCAAAAGCCCTCAAAATCGGGTCACGCGCAAAAATCAACCAACCTAGCGGACTGAGCAATAAGCTATTCGGCGTAAAACCAGCAGAAACAACTCTAGAGTACATAATTAACAAATCATCCAACGTGATAGTACCATTACCGGCACCGGCCGAATTTCTACCAGATGTCTGTGTATTAGCGACGTTATTGTCAAATATTGTAGTACCAGTGTTGTTAATCATGTTGAATATCTTAGTTTCTTTATGCCGCGCAAGCGCTCGACCTGCCGCACGAATATGCATATTCATAACATCATACTGCGAATATCGAAGCATTTCATCAGTTATCCTGACCTTGACACCAGACTTTCCTATAAATGCAGTTACTGTTCCGGCGAGTTCTAATTTCCTCTCGGGATATTCTCCGCCTTCCGGAATATCTTCGGCCGTGAATGCACCAGCTGCAGGAAATGTTATCTGTTGCCCAGCAGAAAATCTGATTTTATGTAACAAACTAGTACCTACTAACAAGGGTTCTATAGCCTCTTTTACTACGTTTGAAACGACTCTTCCAATCAAAATGGAAGCGTCTGGCGTAGAAAGAGCATCAACTAATTCCGAATAACCGATCTTCTGGTCTTTTTTCTTCGGATCAAATTGATCTTCTTGGTTTACATAACCATTGTGATTCCAAAGATTCCAGGCATTTTCATACTTACTTTGCAGTTTAGCATCTGCAAAATCTTTCTTTGTGCCCGATTTAGAATCTTCTTTCACTAAGCTTTTAGAAACCTTGGCAGTAATGGTCTCTAGTTGTTCATCAGAAATAACCATTTTTTCTTCTGCCATCTTTTTATTTCCTCCTTTTTAGAATATAGTAAACTCAGATATCAACTATGATACCATGAGCTGAATTAGTACTTTCGCGCTGTAAGCAGCGTCGTTATCGTAATCGTACAGATGCTGTGGATAACCGCTAGTAGCTGAGCCAGAAAGACCAAGACCAGGCACAGTTTGCACTTTCTCTAAATTATCTACAACACTTACCGTACTTCTATGTATACATCTTCCGACGATCTGTTCAATTGGGTTACCAAAACTTGTGAGATAACCAGAACATGAAGATTCGTCATTTCCAAAAACACGTTCTTTCCAAAGTACAAACGCACCATTCTCATTCGGCTGTACAAGATCACCGCATGTAATAACGCCAGACGAATCGTTTGCACCAGGAGCAGAAGTATCTCCTCTTACAGGAAGTTCAATCAGATAATCGCAGAGAATAGCTACTTTATCTTGTATCTGATAATTCGTATATTTCGTTAATCCACCAGGTGATGCACTATCATATCCCTGATTTAAGTTCTGAAAATAATCGTACGGCGCAACACCAATAGGCTTATTCGGAAGTAAACCACTAGCGCTTGTAGCAGCAGCAGTAACATAACTATCCCTACCATTAGCAGTAATATCAACAGTAAGGCCTACGTCATTTGCTGTATAAGTTATCGTGTGATTTTGTCCACCATTGGCCCATATAAGGTCACCACTAGGATCGCAAGAAACGATCGTACCAGCCGATATAACAACCCAATCATTCAAATATTGGTCTTGCACTTTAACCGGCAAATATTGAGCCGGTCTTGCTACAATTGCCGGCCGAACACCTTGCGAAATCTCTAGATAATGCCTTGTCAGGTTACTATTACGCTCGTAACCTCTTGGAATTCTATTAGCCATTTATATTTCCTCCTTTTAGTTTTTTAAAGTACTACTTAGATTTTGAGAAGAGTCTGTTCAAAGTTTCCTTTTTGGTTTCTTTCTCTTTTGGCTCGTTGTCTTTTACCTCATTGGTTTTATCGACCTGAGCCGCACCAGGATTTGAAATATCTCTACTCTTTACTCCAGTAGTAATCATTTGTTCGTGCTCTAACAAGAGATCAACAATTTGATCCTTAAGAGAGTCCACACTTCTCTGAGCAAGTTCTCCAACCTTTTTATCGCGAGCATCTGGGGTCTTGATGTCAGCAACATCAGGTTTTACTAGAACCTTTTTCAGATCATACAACCTCTCGGCCATCATTTTATGGAGTTCAGAATTAATCTTTATATTCTCATCCATAATTCTCTTCCTATCATCCTCTTTCTCTTTCAATTCGTCCTTAAGAGCTTTTATTTCTTCGCTTTCATCTTTCACCTCAGCTGAATCGCCTTCTTCTTTTTTATCTTTAGTTTCTTTCAGCGCGCTTATCTCAGCTTGTAATTTATCTTTCTCTGCTGCACTATCTTTCACAGCTTTTTCACATTCTTCTTTGGCTTTCTTTGCTTTATCTTCATACTCGCTTTTTACTTTCACAACAGCTTCATCAATCATTTCTTTCACAATCTTTAGATCTTGTAATTGTTCTTTAGTGAGTCCTTCTATTTTCACGTCTTCCTCCTTATGGGATTTTTTTGTTTTACCAGATTTATCAAGAAGATGTAAGACTACTTCGTCACTCTCCTCAATACCTTCATCTAATAAATTATATAAATTAACATCCTCACCAGAACTGAGGTTCGACAAAACTCTATCCTCAGCGCTATTAGCATATAAGCTCATCTTTACTGAATTCTTAGAATCCTTTTCTTCTGTTATCATTGCTTCTTTCACCCCAGCAAACTCATCGGCCGGAATATTAACAAAAGAAATCTCTCTATAAGAAAGGTCTCCAGTTGTCATATAGGCTAATTTCTTATCATACCTTTGACCAGGAATATGATCACATGGTCCTTCCTCACTCCAGTCAGTATTACATATAGAACAGAATGCATGGTTAGTAGACATTCTTACACTTACCGTTTCATACCTACCATCGAGAATCTTTTGTATTGCGGAAGGATCGGTTATTTTAACTGTGAGGCGCTGGTAACCATATCCATCACTTCTCTTTAATATTGGCGAATAATCACTTGACTCAAAACCCAGCGGAGTCTTTTCATATTTCGCTTTTATAACTCTTCCTACGGGATCCCTGCTATCGTCATGATTAGTAAGAACAGGTTTCTTGTATGGACTAGTCCAGGTTTTAATTCCCTTTTTCATGGATTGCGGAGGATATATTCTGTTATTTATAAGAGTACCAGAATGTGTAGCATCTACTTCGCAAATTAGGGAATAATCCTTTTTTATCCCGCCAGAAGAATCAACCATCACAGTTTCCTTCTCTTTATCTATTTTAAAGTTGACGGGAAACGTATCGATTAATTCTAATTGTTTACTCATAACAAACTCCTTTATACTCCTTGCTCGATACATGCAAATTCAATCGAGGAAGCAGCGTTTGTTCCAGACCTATTAGTTACCTCTAATACATAATAATTTTTAGACTGATCTAATATCCAACCAGCTCTTGTTACAGTAGAAAGACCTGCAGTATCATCAGATGTAATACACTTAAAAATTTCGGTTCCACTTGGATCTACCCAAGTATTATAATAAAACTTAGTTGCAATACCGCTAGCTTTGGTTCTATTAAAATTCTGCGCCCATACCTGCGTCCCACTTCCTAAAACAGTTGCGCCTTCATACATCCTAAGATGAAATTCTCCTGCTGCTCTAATAGTCGCTAACAAACCTAAATTAAACCTAGGATCCATGTCTATAAGATATGCATGTGAACTAGCCGATGGAAGAGAAGGATTTATGTGGCTAACACTATAAAGCTCACCAGCAACTACTCGATTATATTCATAACTAACCGTAGTAAGAGCTCCACCAGGAAGTTCAATCTCGTTTCCTTCCCTGTCTGATAATATAGTAGGAAGCGCACCATCCCAATTATCAAGGTTAATTTGTGCAGCACCTACAACCCCAGGGTCACCTGAAGGCGGTAGCTCTATCCTAATCCTATCTAGGGTATTATCATAAGCTATTTGCCTAGCCGTTGTCGATCTGGTTGGCAAAGAATCAGTTAATGCCATTTTATGCCTCCACTATTATTTTTCCCTATTAATCCCTTTTGCTTTATTTTTAGCCCCATTTTTACCAAATCTTTTTTTTAAATCGGCTTCTACTCTTTTCCAATAGCCTG